ATTTTGAGAGCAATTGGGTTGTTAGTAAGTCGTTCATATTCTTCACAAACAGACTGAATCTCTTCTTTAGAAGGAGCAGAAGAGAGGATCATGCCGTCAAAGCTGAAGACATGAGTCGTGTAGCCCAGCGTTTTGAAGATTTGTGACAGAGCAGCCACCTTCTCGGTCTCCATTGCGAAGAGGATGTGAGCCAATTTCTTGCCCCATGCGGCTACTTGTCTATAAGGCAGAGAGGCGGTCTGGGGAATCTTGTTTGCGTATTTTTTGATGATGTTCTGTACGTTCTTCAATTCAGAGATTGTCTGCTTTGCACCAAAAATGAGAGCCAAGAACTGTGTCTTTGTGATTCCCATCTCTAAGAGGATGCCTTTGCTGTTGACGTATTCTTCAATAAGAGCGATGTCTTCATCATCCGCACCGATTCTCTTCAACCAAACAATCAAGTCAGTAGGAACGGAGTTCACGACATCAACATCAGCATAACCGCTGTCACCAAAGATGATGCTTCTGTATTCCTTCTTCAGTCCTTGAATTGATGGTCCCATTGCAAATAGACGACAACGACCGTTGCTCGTGTCATAGCGTTCGTAGAGGATGTCGTCCTTGATGTTGCGAGCCAGCTCAAGAATAATCGCTGAACCTGCAATGTCACCCATCTTGCGAGCCTTCTTCAGTGCCTTGCGAAAGAGAGCTGGATTGACTGGAATCGCCTTTTCTATGACTGATTTGCCTGAACGACGTCGGGTGTCAATAACGTCTTCGACCTTGATGTCTTGTAGTAGAGAGTTGATGTACTGCTCAGCACCTTCACGAACGCCGTACATGCGAGTGAAAGAGAAATCAGACTGGAACTTGTGCTCATCATCAATAACGTAGAAGAGCGCTTCAAAGATTTCTTTGTCACCAAGGTGTCGAATGCATGAACGAGCATTGACTGAGTCTGCTTTGTCGTTGAGCTTATGAGCTTTGCGACTAGCCAATACAGTCGAAGCCTTGACAACTGTTACATCATCAAGGCTTCGAAGAATGTTTGTTGTGGAAAGTGTGAGCATCGACTTTCTCCCGTTGGGCTGGCGGCAACGGTACCAGCCGATGCTCCTATAGATTATATATGGCCTAGCACTCTAAGTTATGAAATTTTGTGCTTTTATTTGCATTTGTACATGCGTTCAATTTGCATCAGAAGAGAATAAAAGCGCTCTCTATGTATGCGAATATTTGCTCAACTTCCTATTTAGCAACATGACCAAAAACAAGTTCGCCTCTGATCTCAACCGAAGCCGCCCATCTGTCAACCTGACTGCTAAGAATCTGTGTCGCTTAGGTTATGTAGCGCGCGTAGACGAAACTGAACCAGACCTCGGTCGCCACGACCCTGACATTTATACACAGAAATATGGCTTCGAAGTCAAGGAAGACAAACTTTCAGAAAAGCCTGCGTATGCATCACCCATCATCAAGGGTAAGCACTGCATCTTCTTTGAGAGAGCAGCATTGACTGACGGCAGTCGAGACGGCTCCGACTTCGTCGTCTATTATGATTGGTCGCCTGATTCCCAGGGTGTGCATGTCCTTCACATCAAGACATTGCTCAAAGAACTCCCTGATCTCAGCGGCACCTGGAAATGCGGAAATGCTGGAGATGCACGCTACAGACGTGGCGACTCCAATCCTGGCTGGGTGGTTCCCATTGCTCTGCTTGATGGACTTCGAGGCAACGTCACACATGCATTAGTAGACGCTGAATGGGTGTCATCATGGACAGAATTAAAGTCTGAACTGAAGCAAAAAGATGCTGCACGCAGACGTCGAGAGCATAAAGAACTAGCTCCTCTCAGGTCTGCCTATGCTCGGATGCGAAGTTGACCGTTCGTTTAACTTTCAATCACCAGTGAATCTACAGTCAAAAAAACTCTCATTTAATCCCGAGAACAGACGGACCAGAAGAGAATCGCGTGTTGACATATTCAACAAAATCTTCATCTGACATGGGCGTCCATCGAGCCCTCCGTTGACCATCACAGCAGCAGTCTGGGTCGGCGAAGAAATCCTGTTCAATGTCGTCGAATATATTAGCTTTCATCTTGGTCGACGTTAAAAAAGAGAGGTGAGCATCTTGTTTCTCCTGGGTGGTTGCAATGCTTAGCATTGACAATTCTATTACATGCGGGTTGCAAATTGCACGTGCCGCAGTTTAAAACTAAATCCGGAAACATCAAAATCTGTTCGCATTGCGGTGTTCGCATTGCGAAAACAATGGTCACACGAAAGGTAAGTGCCCAGTACCTAGAAGTTCTTCTGAACCATCTGAGATTGAATCTAAGCAGCTACGAGAACTCGCTTGGGTGGTTAATCATGCCGAGTTCTTTCGCGTCCTAGAATTAATCTGTCAGATTTAATCTGGCATCACCACATCAGACAACAGGTCGATGCAATCGTTCAGCTCATCCAAGCTCTCGCTGTTTTGGTGAACGAATCGAGACATCTTGTCCCATGCTTCTTGAGGAGCTTCTCCGTCTTGCTCAATCCAGCGGAAGTATTCGAGCGCCTCGTCTAGAGCATAGTTGTTCTTCAGCATGTCTTCAAGACAGGAGATGAGCATCTCGGTGTCAGCATAAATTAGGTCGGTGTCTTTAATCATTGTCCTTGTCCGTTCTGAATAGCTGGTAGCTTTGTACTCCAGCATGTACTCTTATTCTTCTGAGCATAGTGTGTTTGCGGGTATAAAAGGTTTGCTTATTGGGCGTCGTCCCTGGTTCCCAAGGAGCGTATTCCCAGACTGATCTTACGCCTGGTCTCAGCTCTCCATCTACTCTTAGTTGTTCTTTAGTAGGTAGGATGTTGAACATGGTGAGAACAATGTATTTGTCGAAAGGAGTAGCACTATGTCTCAACCACTCAGCTAACGACTCGATCGGATCCGTTATGTCTGGTATGTGAATCCATTTGTCTTCGAGCCAGTGAACAAACATGCTCTTAACGATGGAGTGCCAAATTTTCGTCTTCTCTATAGTGCTGTCGATTGATTCAATCTGTTTCAACCGTTCAGCATAGAATGTAGCACTGGCTAAACTTAGATTCTCTCTCTGAGTAGAACCCTGAAAGAGCTGACCAATCTTCTCGTGGAACATCGCGAACTCCTTCGCGTCCGATCTGTTCAGGTGTCGAGAGTAAGACCCAGCAACACCGCCATAGCGACTTAGTAGAATAGCTAATCGTTCTTTTGTCAACGTTGCTTCCTTTTGCACCGAGTAATGTATACGTATACAACATGCAGAACTGGAGGACCATTTATGTCAACAATCGTTAAGTCAACTGGGCGCAAGCCTAGCAAAGCTGCACTGAAGAGAGCCATTAAAACACGTGACATTACCGAGTTTATGTGGGAACTCCTTCAGTATGGCATCACTGTATTCGACACAAACAACTCAGCCATGACAATCAAGGACGTTCTCGAAATCGTCAAGGAGATCAACAAGGCTACGCCAACTGGTGATGGTATTCCTAAGCAGACAGACGAGCAGCTAGAATCTTGGGTGGCTGGTGAAGAATAGATGAAGCGTGCACTCCCTAAGAGAATTCAAGACATTCTTGATGACGGCCTTGCCTTCATCTCACGCCTGAAGATTGTCAACAAAGAAGGAAAACTAGTTCCACTCAGGCCCAATGCTGAGCAGCTTAAGATGTTTGAGTTGCTCGAGACTGGAGAGGACGCAGTCTTCGGGAAGCCCCGACAAATCGGATCCTCTACCTTCATGTCAGCGTACCTATTCTGGAAATGGCTGACAGCAACAGATCCTGTCAACATCGCCATCCTGTCCAAAGACTGGGACTCTACGCTACACATCTTCGGAATGTGGAGGACGTTCTATGAGAATCTACCAGTGCCGCTACGCTTTAAACTCGACAAATGCAACCAAACAATTATGCGAATCGCTGGTACCCAGGCTACCGTTCGTGCCATCTCTTCCAAGAAGCCAGGTGCACTGCGGTCCTACACACAGACGTTCGTGCATCTCTCGGAGCTCGCCTTCACCGACAATCCCGAAGAAGTTCTCAGTACAGCTTATGCTGCTCTGAACGGGAATCAGCTTATTGTCGAGAGTACAGCCAATTTCTACAACGATGCAGTTCATCAGCTAATCATGAAGGCAGAGAGAGGAGAAGCTGCACTGAATCACACCTTCTTCTCATGGACAGAACACGAAGAGTACACTTCAGATGTGCCTGATTCATTCACAATGACTAAGCATGAGACGTCTCTTGGTTACACACCAGGACAGATTGCATGGCGTCGACTACAGATTCAGAAGCATGGTCTAATCAAGTTCCAACGGGAATACCCAACGAGTGTAGAGGAAGCGTATGCTCAGACAGGTAACAGCTACTTCACACCTGATGACCTTGAGAAGCTCACGATCATGCGTGTCGAACCTAAGCCGAAGATTTATTTGGCTGCTCCTGAAAAGGGTGAGTCATATGCCATCGGCTGTGATGTAGCCAGTGGTCGAGGTGGTGACTACTCTACAATTCTAGCTCTGAGCAAGGCATCGTACCAACCTGTTGCACTCTTTAAGAGCAACACGATTTCACCTGAGATGTTTGCTCGTGTGATTCAGGAGTACTCAGCCAAGTATAATGACGCAAAAGTTCTTGTCGAGAGCAACAACTGGGGTCTTCCTGTCTTGAATGAGCTACGCAATCTAGGGTTCACGAATCTGTGGAAAGACGACAAGGGTCGTGATTGGGAAACAAACTCCAAGACTAAGCTGCTAATGTTCGAAGAACTACGTCAGGCTCTGAGAGAAGGAGTCATCCACCAACTCGACAACATCACACTTGGAGAACTGAGAAGCTACGTTCTGGACAGCAAGGGATTGGCACCTCACGTGCCGCCCAATCTTCCACATCATGGTGACCTACCAATCGCTCTCGCTCTCGCTTACCAATGCCTCAAAACCGTTCGTCAAAATACACGTCATCTTCCAGACTGGATTCATCAACAACGTGCAGCAGCTATTAAGAAAAACGGACCTGGAATGGGCAGACGCTACTAGCCTATGTATAATCTCTCTGCTACAGCATACGTCTTAAGAAATCGGAGACACAATGAGCAACCCTTCATCAATTAAACTAGTACGCGCTGCTCTCGAAGAGCACACCCATTTTTGGGACAAACTACGCCCGGACATGGAACGACTAAACAACATGTACACGTCTCAGTTCTGGAAGTCAGAACCATGGTCTGACAGCATGATCCGACTCGAGCTTCCTGAAGGCTACGCTTTCATCGAAGGCTACGTCGCATCTCTGTTTAGCAAGGCGCCTGCTGTGTCTGTTAGTTCAGACATTACTAGTGAGGGCGACGCTGACATTACGCGTGAAGTCGTTGACAGATTCCTATATGACACTCACAAAGAGTGCGAAGCAGCTACACGACAGGCTCTAATCTATACTCATTCGTTCCTTAAGCTTGCACCTCGTGTTTCTGACAACATCCTCGACATGATTGCACTGAGAGCTATTCCTCCCTGGGAAGTAATCCTTGACCGAGGAGCGATTCGCTTTGAAGACCAGCGCTTCACGGGCCATGTCTATTACATGCCAATCTCTGATGCCAAGTCACGATGGGGTAGCAAGCGCTTCAAGGGAATCCCGAAGGAAGACTTCCTCAACAAGGCAGACAACAAGGGCTCGAGTATTCCCAATGAGTTCCTATACATTCAGGTCGTCGAATTCTATAACATCACTGATGATGAGCTCTACTTCTGGTCGCCTCAATTCAAAAACGGTGATGATCTGCTAGAGAAGCTACCGATTCCTGTTCGCACTCATGATGACAAGCCTCTCCCTGCCCTGGCTCCCCTTTACTACGTGAGAAAGCCAGCGATTCCACTTGAGGGTCTGAGTTCGCTTGAACGTCAGTACGACATGTACAAAGAGAAGAATATTATTCGTTCGTTCTGGGCTAACTCCATTCGTGCTGACACTCGTAAGTACTTGTACAAAGAGGGTTCCTTCGACGCTGAGCAGCGGGCTAAGCTCAGTTCTGGTGTTGAACAAGAACTGATTGGCGTAGACGAAGAGAGTCTAGATGGACTGATCCTCCCTGTTCCCAACACATCAATCTCTTCCAATCACGACCGTTATATGGCGCGCATCGATGATGACCTTGCCAAGGGCTCAGTCATGGCGCCATTCACTCGAGGAGAAGGCACAAAGGGAGCAACAGCAACCGAAATCCGTGCCATGTACGCTTACTCATCTTCAGAAATCGGTCGTCTCGCTCGTGAGCGTGATGCAATGATTGAGAAGGTAGCAGAAATCTATACGAGAATGCTCGTTACTCTCATTGAGGACGAGGACGAACGTATGACGATTATAGTTGGAGGGAAACCAGAGTTTCTGACGATTGCTAAGCTAGACGGTAAGTTCAAGTTCCAAGCACTCGACATGGCGTCCACGCCTCTTGCCGAAGAGATGAAGCAAAGGAGCTTCCTTGAGCTGATTCCAGTACTGTCTAATCTCGGAATCACTAAGGACCAGATTAGAGAGCATCTTGTTTCTCTCTTTAGTGATGTCTTGCCAGCTTCTTGGGCTGAGGCCGTTGTCCCAGAACCACAGCCAGGCGCTCCTGCTGTAGGCCCAGAAACATTGAGAACTCCTGCTGCGTTACCACCTGAGCTGAGTTCTCAGGGTCCCCAGATTGGCAAAGACGGCCTCCCTATAATCCCTAATCCTGGAGAGCTCTAAGTTGCCAATCTACGTAATGAAATGCACAGAGTGCGAGAACAAGTTCGAAGTTCTTAGGCGGATTAGAGACAGAAACACTGTCATTGAGTGCAGTGAATGTCAAGCACCAATGAAAAATGTCCCTGCTGTGTCTGCTTTTCGCGTGAAGGGGTATAGTTACGCTAACGGGTACAGCAAAAAGGATTGAGATGCCACTCTTTGACTACATCTGCACTGAATGCTCACACACCACTGAGGAACTCTTCAGTGTTCATGAAGAAAAACCCACCTCTATTGAGTGCGAGAAATGCGGAAAGGATGCAATCTTCATCTTCCCAATGATTGCTCGTACATCTGGTCGTTGGGGTGACTCTAATGCTCACTTCGACTCAGGTCTGGGCACATACGTAGAGAACTCCATGCACAAAGAGCAGATCCTAAAGGAACGCGGCTTGGTCTCTGAGTCTGACATGGGTAGTCACTGGCACGAAGACAGAGCAGAAGGTATTAAAGACGCCGACAAGAAAGAAGAGCAGCTGTACAATACTTACAATGCGAACATAAAAAAGAATCACGGTGACACGATGCAGGCTAGTATAGAAACCTTCCCTGCTCACGACATTATTGAAGGAAAATTTGACGATTAAGGAGTCAACATGCCCGCACAAGTCCTAACACCCGAAGAGCTAGAGCTACAAGAAGCTTCAGAAGACGCAGTGACAGAAGAGGATGCACTATTTGCTGAGATGGCGCCTGTTGGTGACTTCTCTGTTCGTAGCATGCGAATCCTTGTCAAGGCTCTCAATAAGGTGCTTCCATTGTTTGACCTTCCCGTAATGGAAGAGTACAAAGAAGACGTCGACAGTCTACCCGTAGACTTGACACGCGTCCTCAGCATGATTAGTCAGTCTACACTTGATGCGTCAGCACGGGAAGACATCGAAGCCGAGCTTCAGTTTAGCTTGGATGACATTACATCTGATGCTGATTTGAAGGTGCTCAGTGGTAAACTGGAGTCTCTGAGTAAGAACAAGGACTTTAAGAAGTTCCTCAAGGAACCTGCTCCTGAAGCGGCCGAAGTCGTAGACGCTACCGAAGACGACGCGACTGGCGAACCGACTGAAGCTCAGATTGACGAGCTCTTCTCCCAACGATTCTAATAAGAACATTTGACGACAACCCAAACAAGGACAGACAAACAACATGACCGGCCCAGCTATTGAAACTGCTGTTGTAGACAGCACCACTTCAGATTCAACTTCCGTAGACACCACATCAAGCACAGATTTAGAAGTTGCCGACAGCGCAGCCTTTGATTCTGGTACAAATGATGACGCAAGCGCTGATGAACTAGGCAACACCGATGATGAGTTCACCATTGATGACTTGCTAGACGCAGACTTCTCAGAATACGAAGAGTTTGCTGACGACGTGAATCACAAGGGAATGCGACCCCTCAAGGAGTTGATGCAGCACATCACACCCGATGCTCGTAAGCACGTCGCTAATATGCGCTCCATGATGACACGCAAGACACAAGAGGTTGCTGATCTGCGTCGACAATTAGAGACAGAGCGCGACCAACTGAAGTCTGAGCGTGAAGCGCTGTACAGCGGCGACTTTGCTAAGCATATTAATGAAACAGCTGCTGAGCCTGAGACACCTCATGACCTGTTCGACGAAGAGGGAATGTCTGCCAAAATCAAGCAAGAAGCTGCTCTGATGTTCCAGAAGATGATTCAGCCAATGCAAGAGGAAATGGAACAGAAGGAACAGAAGACCAAGCTTCGTGCTTTCGAATCCGAAAATCCACTGATGACTGATCCAGCGTTCAGGATTAAAGTGTTCACGCTATTAACAGAACGCCCAGAGTTGAAGCCGCAGGATGCGTTCTACATTCTCAAGGGTAAGCTTGATGCTTCAGCTAATGTTGAAGCTGAGACTGCTCGAAAGGCAGAGCGCTCTGCGCGCCGTGATGCACTGAAGCGTACTACTGTCGGGAGCACTAGCTCTGCTAACGGTACACCAAAGTTCAAGAATGGTTGGGAAGCATACCAGTACCACAAGACCAACGCATCCTCCTGATGCTTCGTGAGTTTCTAGAAAAAATGCTGTACGTAGAGAAAAAGACGATTTATAGTGCATATATAAATTTGATGGGGCTCGAAAGAACAACCTCTCCAAACGCGACAACATACATCGAAGAAGCTGATTCCACGGAACACCAGTGACGATGACGACGAACCTAACCTATTAGTCATCAACTACATACACTGGAGAAACCGATGGCCATCTCAAACGAACTGCTCGCTAGCACACTTTACACGATTCTCAGCGAAGAGAAAGACGCGCTTTACCAAGCAACTCCTTTCATGGACTGGGCACGCAAGCTCGGCGGAATTATGACCGAAGACGGCGGAACAAAGATTATTGTTCCAGTCGGCCTCGAAGAGCATAGCTCATTGACAGCACATGCAACTGGTTGGGAACCTGTGGCGATGGCGTTCAACGACGTTATGCAGCCTGCAGAGTACCAATGGGCTGACTTCTCAGCTCCAATCGGCATCACCAAGAAAGAAGAGCTCGAGAACTCCGGTGAGAAGGCCCAGGTCAAAATCATCGAAGTCCGCGCGCGCAACGTCATGTCCATGGCAAAGCGTCAGATCAACACTCAGATCCTTGCTGGTGCCGGTCTCGGTGGCCTAGAAACTCTGAATGGTGAAGCTTCGGCGACTGGTTTCATGGAAGCCGGCGCTCCTGCTGCAGCTACCCAGACCAACACGATTGGTGGAATCACTAAGTCTACTGTAGACGCCGTCGGTTGGTACAACCAGTACCAGACCACAGCTTCTGCCTTCGGTACTTCTGGTATGCGTCTGATGCAACAGCTCGTCAACACTTGCAATGCTCGCGCACAGAAGGGTCAAGTTAAGCTGACCATTATGTCCGAAGCTGGCTACGCTAACTACCGGCGTGCGCTGTTCGCTAACGAACGCTACATCGACGAGAAGGTTCTGGACGGTGGGCGTCTGGCACTGGCCTTCGCTGGTGGAGTCATCGAGCAAGACCTCGCGATGCCAACCAACACTGGTGTGGGTACTGATGAAGCTACTGCTTACCTCCTGAACTTCGACTCCCTGAAGCTGGCCGTCCATAAGGATGCCGATTTCAACGTGAGCCCATTCATGGAAGTTCCTGGAACAACCATTCGCGCTGCTACTCTCTACTGGAAGGGTCAGCTGATTGCTGAGCATCTTGGTAGTCTTGGCCTGCTCGCTGATGGCGACACCTGGTAAACACCTAATTGGACGGGAGCTTCGGCTCCCTTTCTTAGTTCTCTCAAACAAATCCCAAAGGAAAATAACTCATGTCTAAAATTCAATACCTCGCTGCCGGAATCGGCCCCGCCAATTCAGATCGCGTCGAAACTCAAATCTTCAAGGCTGGCGGAGCAATTTCCGCTGCTGACTGGGTTGCTCTTGACAACTCTCAGACGGCTGCTGACAAGGCTCTCTATGTCGTGGAAGCTTCTGGCTCCCTCGGTGTCGTTCAGCCCCTCGTGGTTGGTGTGTCACTCAACACAGTTTCTGCTGGTGAGCGAGTTGAAGTAGTCGTTCGTGGCTACGTTGCTTCGGCTTCCATTAGTGGCTCGTGCTCAGCCGGTTCTTCGCTAGTAGTTGACGCAACTGACGGTAAGGCTGACCTATATGCTGGCAGTGACACAACGTCTCCATGCGGCGTGTGCCTCGGCACCGTTACAGCTGAAATTGCCGAAGCTTACGTTATTCGTAAGTTCTAATTCAGTTACGCTCGCAGCGTGTTAGTTAATCTGGGCCTGCTCATCTTGTGGTGGGCAGGCCCGAACTCATTAGGAGCATAGATGAATCTCACAGTACTCAGAGCTGGCATCAAGTCACACAGCGACTATGTTCCAACGAATCAGATCTACGACAATGAGCTTGACGCTTACATCAATCAGGCGTACTGGTACATTTGGACGCTGAAGCGCTGGACGTTCTCAAACAAGTTGAAGACGTTCCGATTCTTCCCAGACATTTCGTCTGCTCGCGAAGGTGGCACTACTTGTGCTATAGTCAAGTACACTCGTGAAGTCATCTTCTCTGCTCCTGTCTACCCTCTCGACGCTTTCTACGAATGGGAAGGACAAGTCATTGAGCTCGAAGGCGTAGAGTACGAGATTCTCAAAATCTATGACAATCAAAAGCTGTACCTCACTACTCCTTACAGAGGGGATTCTCAGAACACGTATGATGGGTGGACGATTAAGCACAAGTTCTACTACCTGCCTGAGAACTGCCTTGAGCTGCTCTACTTGGGGCATCGCGACGCTCCAGTGCCTGGCTCTGGACAGATGACCAAGGGCAAGCAGATTCACGTGTCTAATCTTGCTGATGAAGCATACAATCTTCGCGAAGACAGAACTGCAAGCTCAGCTGATTGGTACATTCCACTGGCTCCAATCAACATTCCGCCAGGAGAGAAGATTGGACTGACATATACTCAGGTCGCAGATTCTACTGCTAGCATCGTAGGTGCCTACTTCGTGGAACTCTGCTGGGCCTTCGAGGCAAAGGGTGGCAGAGTTGGGCCGTTGTCGAATCCAGCGATTCTAGAGACTGGTCCCGTTGAACAAGGACAAGCTTACACAGTTAAAGCCACGTTCTTGTCGCATGACGGTCAAATCATTCGGGCTCCTGCATACGTCAATACTCAGGACACATTCCCAAACGTCTGGGAGGGCATGCGTAAGCGCTTGTACTTCAACCAGAACTTCGACCATGTGTCGGGTAAGCGCTTTGGTAACCCAGTTTGGCGTGAAGTCACAAAGAATCAGATCCCTCCGACCCAGTACGGACACGAACCTGCTAGAGCCAATGACGTTGATGCTGATTACACAATCACTGACATCCAAGCAATGAGTGCCGGCAACCCACGCTACATTGAAACAGATGGACAGCACTTCAGGATCCGACCATACCCACGCATCGACAGTTACGATTACTACTACGAATTTGATGATTCTGGTACACCCATTGTTCCCGAAGACTACGCTCTCTGGGGAGAGATGCGGTACATCTACAAACCACATCAGCTGGCAACAGCGACCGATTCTCCTGAGATTCCTTATGAGTTCCACGACTTAGTTCTTTGGACGACTCTCATCGATGTCTACCGTAAGCATGGTGATTTGCAAACTGCTGACATGTATGAACGTCGCATTGAGAAGAGGATTAAGGGTTTGGAGCGACGCTACACAGGTTACGTCGACCAGATCCTTGCTAAGGGACGATTCCATGTTGGACAGGGCGGCAGACGACTTGATGGTTCAGTCATCTGGCACAATGGCAAGAGAGTATTCTAGTGGTAAGCATCAGAGACAATCTGAGCAACTCTAAGAGCATCAGAACTCAGCCTATACAATCACACCTACAAGGCCACAGCATAGCACAGAAGACGACGAAGAGCGCCTGGCTGCTATTCAGAGAATACATGAAGGAGAGAACATGCGTGGTGTAGCATCAAAAGAAAAACTTGTCCTCGGAATGGATGAACGTTACCGCGCTGATCCGAACATGGCGTCTGAAATCTCTAACTTTAGAGTAGAAGACGAGGGTTACGGCTGGATCAACGACCGCGGATGGGAGCCGCTGATTCCCTTTGCTGACGACTACGCAAATCTGTACAAGACACGTTACGACGTCTACAAGGCTCCGCATCGTTTCCTCGCAATCTGGTCACGACATCAGGATGCTGAGCAATACTACCTGTTTGAGCAGAAGGGTCAGCTTGCATACGAATACGGCAACGCTGGTGCTGGCCTGTTCAACAACTACGTTCTGCTTGACAAAGACAGACATGTGCCCAAGGCTTCAGATGCTGGTACTCAGTTTGCTCCTTTCGGTAGGTTTGCTCTGCTGTGCAACGGCTACAATGCTCCGCTTCTCTTTGGTGGACGAGATTACATTCGCACGTTTGGTTGGACGAATAGACCCGCTTCTCCTGACATTATGCAAGTACAGCCCAATCACTACACAGCAGCCAACGAGCTTCTGGGTAACACTGTCTGCATCAAGTTCCCAGACACGGGCTACATCGGCTTGGGAGACCCGAGCAATGGCTCTCACAATCGATTCGGCTACAAGGTAGCATTCGTCTCAGACACAGGATCCGAGTCACCTTCTTCTTTGCCTACTTTCGTCAACTGGGACATTGAAGCTGCAGCTGAAGAGTTCAAGTTCGGCGTCATGCTCACTGACATGCCCATCGGACCTAAGGGCACAGTTGCTCGTAAGCTGTACAGAACTCTGAATTTAGGCACAGGCGATGGCAACAACGAAGTCTACTACGAGTTGGGAATAATCGAAGACAACGTCACAACTCAGTACGTAGACATTCATCCTGACAGCTTCCTGACAACTCAGGCTTCCATTCAAGACAGCTCTCCAATCAGTCACCAATTTGCTTACGCTTGTGAGTACAACGGTCGCATGTGGATTGCTGATGATTACAAGGTGCGCTACTCCAAGCAGGGACTCCTTGAGCAATTCCCAGACTTCAACTACTTCAATGTTGGCGTTCGTCAGGGTGGACCCATTACTGGGTTGCACAAGCTTGGAGACTCGTTGCTAGTATTCAGAGCACAGTCAATCGATGTCATCAACATTAGCAGCGGCAACTACACTTGCAATACGCTAGACAGCAACATCGGCACAATTGCTACGAACACCATTGCTTCAGTTCCAGGTGTAGGTGTCGTCTTCCTGACTGAAGACGGTTTCTACTCCATCAGCGGATCACAACGTGGCGGCGGAATGTTCCGCATCAATAAGCAGAGCATCGGTCTTGAGCGTGAGATGAAGCGTCTCAGCACGTCTGCTCTTACGCGTGCGACTGCAGATTATTCTCACCGAGAGAAAGAGTATTGGTGTCACTACCCAGTAGACGGACAGACTGAGAACTCTCGTGGTGCAGTTCTACATACGCTTACCGGAAAGTGGAGTCTTCGACATGAAATGGGCTTTACTCAGATTGCTACTGACCGCAACGGTTGGTTCATTTTGGGCACCAACTTTGGTGACACACCCAAGGACGCGACTGAATACACAGGTTGGCCAGGTCTCGGTCTTCAGGTGTGGAGTGCTCGTCCCTACTGGGGTGATGATCTAGCTTATGACTCTGAAGACAATGACTTCTATAAATACGTTGCTACACCTCGTGCTCCGCAGAATTCTGTTTGGGCTTCCCCTTGGGAACAGGTGACAGATGATGCTACCAAGAAGCGTGTTCTCAGTGTCGAGGTAGAGATTCTGACTTTGGGCGACAACCCTATTGAGCTCTTCTACTCCATCGATGGTAATTGGGTGTTCACTTCAGCAGGAACAAAGACTCCTCAAGTCGCAGAATACGACAACTCTACGTCAGCTGAGGCTATTTACTCTGCGACTGCTCCAGTTGTTGGTTCTCGAGTCTCTCTATGGGACAATACTCCTTGGGAAGGCGGAAAGCGCACTCGTTTGGTGTTCGATGTCAGTTCAAAGCTAGCCAGCACTTTCAAATTTAAGCTTGAGACAAGCAACACAATGCATATACTTGCATACAAGCTCCTATATGTAGCTGAAGCGTCACAACGCACTATGCGGAGGCCATAATGTCTCGAACGTACACTAAGAAAAGCTTCATCAACAAGAACATCAATCATGCCGACAACTTCAATGTCGACCTGGATGGCTCTCTGCAGGAGTTCAATGGTAAGCTCGACCAACACAACATGCCTCTTCAGTGTGTCGACTCAGCGCAGTTGGTAGGTGCTGAGCTGGAAATCGTGACTGACACTACGTCTTCGTACGCACCAGTCAATGATTACCACATGACTGCTGACGATGAAGGCCCGTGGACATGGGACTACAATGCTGGTGACTGGAAAATTGGCTGGAACCCGTTCTCAGATCAGATGAATGACAAGGGTTCTGTCCTCGTTTTCAACTCTGACGAGGGAATCGTCAAGGGTTCAGTTGTTGCAGATGTAGAACGTCGTAGTACACAGATTAACACCACTGACCCAGTAGTGCACTCTGAGTTTGGCACTGGCAATTGGTACGAGATTGGTGTCTTCTTGAATGACAGACTGATCTGTCGCTCAGGAAAGATTCATGCTCGTCGAATGACATTGGACTTGCCGTTTGCTACGTATGCTGGTAACGAAAACGTGTCTGTTGATGTGCGCTGGAGAGGAATCAATCAGCAACCTGACGTGGGTCTAGTAGGTTACGTTGAGAAGCCATTCATTGTGCACTCATGCACCATCTGGGCAAGGATGCAAAAGAGGTAAATCATGGCAATCGAACACATCCACTTTCAGCCAGGAACAACAGCCAAAGTAGCTGAAGCTAATGCTCCGTACGCAGCGCTACAGACTGAGTCTGCGTCTATTGATGCAGTGAGCACTCGAACTGAATGGGCAACCACAGAGCATATTGATTTTGATGGTTCATCTCCCATTAATCCGTACTTCGGAAAAATAGAAGACGACTCTCACACAGCAACATACAACACGCTGTACCCAACTTGGATTACGATTGACAACGGAGCAGGACCAGCTATTCAGCTGTCGCCTGACATCACACTCAAAAAGGGCGAAGTGCTTCGTATTCACGGCAATGCTTTGGTCAAGACTGTTGTGCGTACTACCACAGATGATTTGTACTGGTTCCGATTCTTGTCGAATATGAGCATCGACGGCGCCGGAGCAGCAGACGTTCAGCTTGGATTCGACTGGGGCTATTCTCTGTCATCACGAGACGAGGTCGTCGGCTTTGGTGGACATCAAATTTATGGCTACCAGCGCGTTGGCTTCTCGTGGGTTCACATCTGCCAGAACAACACTGAGCTCATCAATACAATCGACCTTCAGTTCTCGATTGAAGACAACACAAGTTCAGTCGACATCGGCGAAGTTGCTCTTTACGCGTTCAGCAGCACCAACTAAGGATTACAAGACATGCCGTACATTCCATCGTACACGTTCGCTCCCGGGACTCCCATTGATGCTGATCATCTTCGTAAGAACAATGAAACACTAAGGGCATACCTGAACAGGCGCATCCCAGCATCAGACGTAGCTGGCTCATCCGTAGACACACAGGAAATTGTTAAGGGTGAACCGAACTTCGTCACTGGCGACTACCAATTCACTACGGGCAACCAGTACAATCAGTTCGTGGACAGCGAAGAAATTAATGCCTCTTACTTCACGGGTCAAATCAAGACAATCGATGCCTCATCGTATGATGAATGGTGGACGCTAGCTGAGACTGGAAAAAAGATTAGCATGTCTGAGAGCGGTCGCGTTTTTGTACATGCTGGCATCGAGGTCCTCGGTGACGCTAACTTCGCCATGGACTATGACAACGACGGAACAGTAGACCATGACGCTCTTGGGTCTGAGCTACTGCTCAACATCGACGGTACCCTCCATCAGATTACTTCCGGTTGGGTATTTGAAGGAACATCAGCTGCTGCTGGACCGAGTCAAACAGTAAGAGCAGCTACGAAGGCTCGCTACTACCCAGTGTCTTACTTGACAGACGTACTTAGTGCAGGTGAACACAGTATATTTTTTCAGGTGAATCCGACAATCGACCAAGGTTCAGTTAGAGCCAGAAACATTACTTTCGAAATCCTATATACATAAGACAGGAGCAACAAATGCCAGCACCCCTTCTAATTGCAGCAATCGCTAGTGCAGCAGCCAAGGCTACTCAAGGTCTCCCAGGTGCATTCAAAACAGAATACGACAAGCGCGAAGCTGACCGTATTCGTGCTCTTGAGCGTCAAATGGAAGAGGGCACGCTTGGCCTGTCCGAGGCTGAAAGGTCCCAGATCTTCCAAGAGAGCGCTGCTCAGCAACAAGCAACGGAACAGACACTAACACGCGACCGTGAAGCGCAACTGGCTGGTGCTTTGGGCGCTGGCAGTGGTGAGGCTTTGAGAACAGCCGTTGCTTCTGAAGAGCAGAGTCGAAAGATTGCAGAGCAAAGAACTCAGGCAGTTCAGGGAGCAGACATAGCTCGAGCTCGTGAACTAGAAGATGAGTATTGGGCACGCCTTGCCAACAAGTCAGAGCAGAAACGCGCTCGTCAGATGGCAGCTCTGGGTGCAGGCAAGAGTATAGCTGAGGATGTAGAGGGTTACCAAGCTCAGAAGAACACACTTGAAGGTGCTGAAGTAAGCTCAGCGCAACTCAAAGCGTCAGGAGCCAAGTATGGTCTAAGTGACGACCAGATGCGCAGCCTCTTCGAAGAGCTTCAGGACAATCCTGAGATGCTTCAAGCTCTAAGTCAGATTTCTTAAGGAGTCACAATGCCAGTTCAGCAAATTGCACGTGGTGTATACCGCATTTCATTCCCAACGCCAGTCGACAAGCCCGCTCGCGGAGCGCAGTACAGATCTAATTTCTCTCAGGAGAAGCACAAGCAGTGGCTACTCGCTATTGAGCAGGCCAAGCTTGAAATCAGTGACGTCCAAGCACGCAACAAGTATGCTCGTTCAGCGGCTGAGAATGCACGCGATGCCATTGACAAAGAAATTTCGGCAATTCGTAATCAGACTGCTAACCTTAGGGATGGTGTGGTCAAGTCTCAAGAGTCGTCTGATCAGTTCAACTCACGCTCAATACAAAAACGACGCGAGTTCAATGCAAGCCAGTCAGCTCAGCGCGAAAGAGCACAAGCACAACTCGACCTGAGTCGTGAACGTGCGGCTGCTACGTCTGCTAGAGCTTCAGCTAAGTCATCTTTGAACAATGAATTTGTAGAAAATTCTGACCTGATTCTTGCAGGATCCGGCGGAAATATGGACCTAGCTTGGGACAAGTCGAAGCGAGGTGCAGAATCTGGATTGATTAAGGGTGGAGACGTAGCTCTCGACCAATACGCGTTCGTCAACTACGACCGTGCACTTCAAACTAATAGAGACAATGCTGTGTCTAGTAAGGGTGCACCGCTCTCAGCTGCTGAAGAAGCACAGATTACTACACAAACTAAGTCAGCTATGCCTGCTGACATGATGGCACGTGCTGACGATTACTTGTCAAAGCATACTCCTGAGAAGGGCACGGGAGTCGATGGCGAATCAACAGAGCTTAGAGGTTTTGGTGTTGGCGAACAACCTAAAGTAACTCCAGTGTCACGTGAAGCTGAACTTCAGGAATTGGCTGACCGATTGGCAGCACTACAGCAGAAGCGTTCTGGAATTACTGCTGAGCAGCGTGATGTCCCGAACTTGATTCGTACAGCACAACAAGCCCAGTTCGAAGGCTTTGGACCGATTGGTCTGGGACGTAGAGCTCCAGGTTTTCAGCAACAGGAAGTACTGCGTAATGTGGAAGCATTCATGGACACCAGCATACAGTCTGAGATTGGTAAGCTAGAGCCTGGCTTTGAGCCAGGAGAACTTGATTTGGCTCGTACACGTGGCATTCAGAATGCTATTCGTATGCTGGGTGGCACAGTTGGTCGTGATGGTCAACCAGAGCCCGAGGTTGCACGTCCAGTACTAGCTCCCACAGTTCCTGCCCCGCAAGAAGAACCAGCACCTATAGTTAGAACTCCTGAGCAGAGAGCGTTCGCTTACAATGTAGAATCTGCCAGGCAAGCACAGAGAATGCACAATGAGTGGAAGAAGAATCCTCGAAAAATCGAATTTGTCTTCACCCACGACCCACGCGGCAAGGCTGTAGCAGCTTTGTATGATGCAAATAAATCGCTTGGAGACGGCGAGCTCGACTTTGACGACATCTTTGGCAAGGTCGCAACGGAATACGAAGATGACGAAGAAAATAGAGACTTCGCGCTTCAGTTGCTGCTTACATACAACATGATGCGAAAAGAAAAAGAAACTCCCAAAGTAGGAGAGTAACACGTGGCTACGCTAACTCAAGAAGAAATTAAGCGCTTACTTGGTGATGACTATGTCGACCCAACTGTAAAAGCTGGGCGACAAGAGACCACCCAAGAATCTCGTGAACTGAAGCTGACTGAGGAAACACAGACGCTGTTTGGAGCTGAAGATGACGCTGTCCGACAAGAAGGGCTTCGTATTCTCTTGGAATCTACTGAGCCTATAAGCAATGAAGAGATTCTTCTAAGAGCACGAACAAAGCTCGGCTCTGCTTACGGAAAGCCGCTAGTTCCTGGTTTCGAGAAAGAGGAATTCCCTAGTTCTCTCGTTCTTCCTGAGCCTGCTACGCCTGAAGAGACTGGCTTAGGTGCAGCATTTCGTCCACAGATCAGAGCAGGTTCTGCTGCTCAGCGTGATTTTGAGATTCAGCGTGAAGCAGAGATTGGTGCATCCCGTGTCTTCCCTGGTATTGATGAGTCGAAGCTTGCTGACATGTCGCCAGAAGAGCAGTCAGACATCAGGGTTTATTACTCTGGTGCTGGAGCTGCATGGGAAGCGCTTGCCAAGGAAAACCCGCAAGCCTCTGGCGAACAGCTCTCTGCTCTGCTCGAAGATGAGCTTGAAACAATTGAATCGAATCTGTCCGGCGAGGGCGCTCGCATTAAGCAAACGCTCAGAATTGCTGGACCACAAGTTCCCGGTTCTCTTGCTTTTAAGCCACAGGTTACATCAGCTGAGATTCCAGATTTGTCTCCTGCACAGAGGGAATTCCTCAGAGCATCAACTCAATCAAAGGCAGACATAGAGATTCCCAACATCATCAGCGATGTGCGTGAGAACTTCAAAGTAGAAGTAGAAATGGCGGACCCAACGGGTGGCGCAATTACCCAGATGCGCCCGCCATCAGAAGAGGAGATGCAAGCAGAGATTCAGAAGCGCATCACCAAGATTACGGATCTGCCTTGGTGGGCAACGGCGGAAAAAGAAAAGACTCTTGAAGCAATGGAGCCACGCACCACATTCACGGGCGGAAAGGTTTACCCAACTGGTGCAACTGTTGAGTCTCCCGTTTCATGGTTGTTCAGGAGTGCTTTGTCTCCCCTCAATGCTGCTACAGCACTCGGCTTCGCTGGTCTGGAAGCAACTGGCTTGACTCCTCTCAGAGAGAAGGTGCGTCAAACACGTCCCGAAGGGTACAGAGAGAAGGGTGTCATCGTCGACATGGCTGACGCTGTTGCTCGAAACCGCTCAGGAATGGCTGAAATCGGTGAGATGTGGGACGTCTCGACAAATGAATCGATTCGTAAAGCAGCACCCATTGGTTATGGTGCTGGCTTCGTTCTTGACCTCCTGGTTCCCATCGACCTGGGTGCAGCTGAAGTCATTAGAGCTGGAAAGACCGGACTCAACGTGTCTCGCGTAACCAAACAATTAACTGGTGCTTCTGACTGGAACTCAGCATTCAAGCTAGCAGGTAAGCAGCTAGTAAGCGATGTCCCTGTTCTCAGAAATGCTGTCAAGAATTCTGGAGATTTCCGTGTCTTCATGAGCGCTGAAGCTGGTCGTACACTGACTGGTTACCGTGTCCTCAAGGAAGCAACTGAAGCTGGTGATGATTTTGTTACTGCTTTGGGTAAAGTCATCGATGAAGTCGGAGAAGGATCCTCCTTCGTCAAGGCTGCTCGTAAATCAGGAAGCGCTGAGCGCATTCTCGCTGACCTCACTTCTTCTGTCAAAATGTCTCGTTATGTAGATGACCTTGATTCAACGCTTCGTGCAGTAGCTAGACACGCCAAGGGTGAAGTTGATGCTGTGACGTCTGTCAAGGACATGACGCGTTGGGTCCGAGTCATTGCTAAGGGTGATTCTAGTATTGAAGCGCTACTCAAGGGGAAGCACGGCCTTCGTCCGATGCTCAATGCTATTCTCGAAAACCCGCAGGCAAGTAAGCTTCTGAGGAAACAAATTGCTTGGGAGCGCGGTGCTGAAGTGATTGCAGAGATGACTGGTAGCTGGCGTGGAATCGCTAAGAACTTAGTCATGGTAACACCCAGGACCTGGGCAACTGCTGACCAGGTGCCGGAGATTCTTAAGAGAGCACATGATTCCGCTATTGGGAAGATGTCAGATGAACTTAAGAATAAAACTGTCTCTTCTGCGCTTGGCGACAGATCTGTCAGGTCTGGATGGAAGTTGTCTTCCGGTGAGTCGAAACAATTGTCTGATCTAGTCATTAGTCGTTACTCTCGTACCGGATTGCTGAGTGCTGGCGATTCGCGTGTTGTTTTGAAAGAGCTCGGTAATGGATTTCTGTCAACAAATTCTTTGCGCTCCATTGTGGGTGCCGAAATCGACCTCGCTGCTCAGGCCATGAAGAAAGGTTTCGGATTGAAAGCTGCTGAGCGTCTTGAGCCGATTGTGCAAAAGGAGCTGCTTGCTCCAATGGAAGCTCGCAGTCTAACGTCTGGCTTCTTTAAGCGTCACTTCGTTGAGAAGTTTGCTGAGACTCCTGTTGCAGAGAAGGGACTGTCACTCAATGCTCAAAAGGAATTGCTCAACCTTCGTAGAGGAATCGCTTCCCTTGACAAGAAGCTCAGAGCAGATGTAAGTCGTCTGCGCACAAAGGGTTCCGAATTCAGGAAGCTCTACGGAATCGACCCTGATGTTGCTCTCAGTGCTGAAGATGCAACGATTCACATTCTTATGGGTCCTGATGCTCCTCGAGCAATGGGCGCCACTAGATCTGCAAGCCTCAAAGCACGCGAAGTAGCACACAAAGAGATGATGGAAACAATTCTCGATTTCTATGTACTCTACATGAAGAAGACTCCGTCAATCGGCGACATCTTCCGTCCTGCTACATTCGTTAAGAGCGAAACATTCTTGAGCGACGCGGGCCAGGATGCAATGCAAGGAATAGTTTCAGAAGCTAGAAAACGATTGACTGTTGTTCGCAATGGTCGCGTTAGCAATGTTTCCCCTGATGTCTTCAGGAGTGTTGTCAACGATTTCCTTGCTGATGTCAGACTCGTTGTCAGGACCCCAAGGAATCTGAGCAAGGATGTTCTTGTTGATCAGATTTCTACTCTAGGCTCTAAGCACACTGAGGACATGCTTGCGACGGTGTTCTACCAAACAGAAGCACGACGTGCTGCCGACCAGGCAATTAGGAACATCATCCGTCAGGATGACATCATCACTGGCTCCCCTAAGATTGGTCTGAAAGATTACCCGCGTGAATACAAAAACCTAAGAAAAGCGCTTGGCATGGATGGAGACTACATTAGTGCAATGGAACGTCTCATTGTTTCAAGGGGACAAACACAAGTCGCAGATGTTGCTGAATTGGGAACTACTCTACGTCGTGGCTTTGATGCAGAAACAGAGTGGATGACAGCTATTCGAGCCATCGCTCCGGATGCCACTGATGCTCAGATTCAAGCAGTAATGAAGAGCAAAAGCCATCGCATCAGAATTGGAGAAATGACTATTGTGTCTGATGACACCATCGAACAGATCATTCGTCGCAACGGCATGGCTGCAGAAAATCTGTCTCAAATGCTCGAGGGAATGGCAAAGACTCTTGAGACTACCATCGTTACGGGTCGTGTCACGGAAGAACTGTCTGAAGCTGCTCTGGGTCGCGTCAATGCTCAGCTCATCAATGATTCTGTTGGCGAAGCAACGAACTTGACGCGCCTCTCCAAGTACATCGAAGGTCTACACAAGACAAAGGACGGAGGAAGAGTTCTCCCAATGATGCTCTTTGGATTCCGTCGCATGCAGTCTTTCCGTTACAACTTGATGCTCGGTTGGCGTCCTCGCTTCCACGGAAACAATACGATTACTGCTCCAACAGTCATTCAGCAAACACTGGGTGGTGAACTTGCTCTTCGTACAGCTAACCCAGTGTCGTACGCTAAGGCTGCTGACGTCATGGCTACAAATCGTTTGAGAGCTGGAGGAACTCGAACTCACAAGATTGCTTTGGTCGACAAGGCTGGGCGGATCTGGACATATGGTGATGTCTACCAGACTGCCATCGAAAGTGGCGCAATGCGTTCACGTCAGTCGTACCAGATTAATCAAGCACTAATTGATGGCTCCATCAACGAAGCTAAAATCAGAATCAAGGATGTCAAGGTCAGGAGTCAAGTCATTGGACAACTGACTGGTCCGCCGAAAAAGGTGAATGACTTCGTTCTAGAAATGGCTGAAATCGAAGACAACGTCTGGCGCATGGCTGTCATCCTTGACTCCTTGCGCATTGGCGAAGACATTTCTGTAGCCATTCAGAAGGGTCGAATCTCCATGTACGACTATGGTGCACTGACTCCCTTTGAGCAACGATTCGCATCTCAGCTTCTTATGTTCTACACATTCTCTCGAATCAATGTTACGCATACACTGAACAACTTGTTCCATCATCCGAATCGTGTCAAGAACGCTCTTGTTCTGAAGCGTGACATCACTAAGCTTGTTGCTGGTCAGGATGCTGATGACTTGATGTACTACGCACCAGACTGGATGATTAGTCGTCCGATTCTCAACTTCTCTAAGGGTGTTGACAAAGAGACTTACTACACAGTGGGTCCTGGTGTTGTCCCAGCTGAAGGCGCAGCAATGGTTGCTGAGGCGTTTCTTGCAGCAGCAACTCTTGACATCACAGAAGGTGCCTCGGTTGTTGTTGACATGCTTAGCCCAGAGCTCAAGATTATTCTTGGTACTGGCGAGCAGTGGGGTGCCCGTAAGGGCGTCATTGATCCGCGTGACGTAGCAATGCTTCACACACTCGGTGCTTGGGGTGTATTCCAGACAATGATTGGCGAAGAAGCTGTTGGTGTAGATCCGAAGGTAGATGAGTCGACATTCAATGGTCGGCGCTGGGTCCTCTCAGACAAGGCATGGGCGAAGTACCGCAAGCTCAAGGGAGTCTCTGATTATGTCGGTGCAACTACAGTGACTAGTGATGCAACCAAGGCAATCACAACCGTATACCAATCGATTTCTGGTGATGAATCTGTTGCTGGACGTATGCTCACCCTGGGTGCTGGCGAAGGCGCAATCCCTGCTGGTCTTGAGTTCATCGGTGCAACCACTCCAATCGGCGGCATCACTTCTGAGCAAGAGCTAGAATTCGGTATTCGTCAGCGTCAACGTGAGCTAGAGGAATACAAGCGGCGGACGCAATGACAGAGCAGCTGCCGGGAGTTCTCAGTTGCATTCTGTGCTAATTGAGAACTCTTCTTTGGTGGTTAATCATGCCGAGTTCTCAGCAGCTTAGAATTCAACACAGACATTTTAACAAAACAACTCAAAACAAATGACAGAGAACATAATACCTATTTATGGTAGCATCTGAAGGAGTAGACGACGATGCCTGATTTCACACGCGGCAATATGCATACATACGTGCACGGAGACGACGGATCCGGCACACCCAGCCCGTTTGCGCTGGGACCCAATGGTGAACTAGTTGTTGAACTCTACAGCCGCACAGCTGAATGCTCGTATGACAATCAGTCCAATCTAATACACTAGACTAATTAAAACATTTCTTCGAGAAGAAGAAGAAGGAGAAGAAGACATGGCTAAAACAGGACATTTCATTCAGTCATCAACTGAAAAGGTCAGCATTTCAGTCGGCACGGCTTTCAACTTGGGAGTCCCCGTTGTACTGGAAGACAGGCGAATGGTGCATAGCGCCATATTCGTCCACGTTGACACGATTGCAGCAGGTGCAGAAACACTAACTATGCGAATCACGTCAGATGCAGCTGGAGACGTTACAATAATCCCTGACACAGCAGCAGGAATCTCTACAGGTATTACTACAGCGACTGATGGTAGCTGTGTGTACAAGGTTGACATTGCTATTCCTGTTGAAGATGACACTGTGCACGTGTGGCTAAAGACAGATGCTGGAACAGTGAAAGCTAGAGAAGTAACACTGTCTGCATGGGAGTAAGTCATGAGCATTAAGAACGTATTCATCAATCAAGAAGGTGGTGACGTCTCCCCAGTTAAGAAAGCTCTTACTTGGCCAGGGCCAGTCTCTGCCACGTCAGCGAAACTTCCTGCATCCTGGATTCTGAAGGATCCAAAAGGTGCTGACAAGTCTGCACTAATTGTAGGTAGCGGCAACTCCGTAAGCTTTACACCCCAGGTACACTCGGGCTTGTGGAGCCTTGAGGCCTATGATGGTAACGGCAATCTGATTCATCTTACGCTTGCTCAACTCGGTGACGAGAATGGTTGGATGACTCTCCCAGACTGGGATGACGCCAGCTGGAGTGAACATTCACAGAGCGCTCCGAACAACATCATTACTGCTCGCAGTGGCAAGAACATTACTATTGCTGACTTTGCCTACACCAACCCCGAACACATGGACATCCTCTACCAGCTCATCGACATTCCTATTGGTTTGAATATGGAGACTGAAGTCTACCGTTCCGCGATTAGCGGGGTCGATGACACTTCGATTGTTATGCTTGGTGCTGGTACTAACATCGTTACTACTGCTGGAACACAAGCTGGTATGGGCGTCGAGCAGACTACTGCTGGCACTCAGAGAGCAATCCGTTTCAAAGATGCTGCTACTGCTTACATCGGTGCAGCTAATGCTACAGTCAGGCGTTGCAGATGTGACTGGGGCTTAGATTCTAACAGCCGTTCTGCTGGTGTCATCGAACAGTCTCTTACTGATGCTGGCACGTTCTTCAATGTTGCAGCTACTGTCTATGGTGGACTTGGATTCCACATTACAAAGAACTTTGGACTATGGGTTGGACGCGTAACAGCTAATGGCAACCCTTACACATTCGAAGTGACAGCAAGGATGAAGGTGTGTTAAAATGATTAAGGGCCTACCAATCAAGAATATTGCTGATGAATCTACAGATGTCGTGATGACATATGACTCTGAGTCTAACGAGATTCAGTTGTCTAATGGCAGCTGGGACGCAGCTGACAAGTGGGAAGTGGATGATGACACCACTGCAGCACTCATTGAATATTTCATCGCCGAGTTGCCATAAATCATGAACAGCAAACGTAAAAGAGACGTCCGAGATTTCACGCTTACTCTGCTTATTTTGTGCCTGATCTCAATGATGATGCCAGGGATTGCCTTTGGTGCTGAGGCAGTGGTTGTAGAATCTTGGTATAACACCGTAAACTGGACGAACGTAATTGTGACAATGTTGGGAGGAACCGGGCTGTTTGGCGCCATCAAGTATATTTTAGATTACCGACTAGGAAATAGAAAAATGGACGTTGATGAGTCTACAGTTCTCAGACAGGAAATGAAGGAGCTCCTTGACCGAATGCAAGCCGAAGTCAACGGTCTGCGTAGGCGTGTCCATGATCTGGAGATGTGTCTGTCGGAGAACGACATCCCTATTCCGTTTCATACTGGCGGCTGCAAACTAGAGAGCTCGTGAAATAGCTTTGTTGTCACACATAATGTTCTCTTCTAGTTTGGTAAGAGCAAGAGATTGCTCTCTACTCTTGGGACTTAGAAGCACAATCAGATCAGCAAGGTGCTTCGCTATTTCACGAAGAGTGTTGACTTGTTCGATCTGAATGTCGTTGAGTGGGACTGAATCAAATGCTGTAGTCATGATGTGAATTCCCTGGGTAGTGCGGCTTTGATTGCTTCAAAGATGAAGTCAGATTCAGCGCCTTGTGTGCATGTGTCTGACATGAAGCGAGCGTCCTTGTAGTTGCTCATAAATCCAATCTCAGTTGTAATGGCTGGCATCTTAGTCTTTGTCATCATCGACCATTCTCTCTTTACTAGACAGGAAGCGGGTCGTTCGGGCCACTTAGCCCACGATTCATCGATGCGCTTGGCATGAATGTTTGTAGCAATCTCATGTGAGCGGTACGTCTGAGCAAAGACTCCAGCAATGCGTTCAGACTCTGAGCCAGCGTTGGTTCCGATTCCAAACATGGCACCTGAAGTGTTGTTGCCCTCGCCGCGTCCCGTGTTGCTAGAATCTAGCAGGTTATGATGAATCGACACCATAAGCGTAATCCCATGAGCCTCGTTAACGTTCCGTATACGCTGATTCAGGGAAACGTTGTCTTCTGTTAGTCCATGGGTGAGGAGAATCTTCTCATCGACAAATTCTCCAGACACCACATCGAAGACTCGAGTCTTGCATGACGTCGACAAAAGATTCATGACACGCTTAGCAATTTGTCTGTTGACCAACCATTCATCGACTGTGAAGTCGTCATGGTTGCTGAACGTGTAATGCTTTATGCCTTTCTCAGGCAGCCCATGTCCAAAATCTATTGCTAACGTCATTTCTTGTCCGCGTCGTATGGCTTGACTCTCAGGTCTATATACCGAGCAGCTGCTAAGCGCTCTCTGTTAGATTCTGTGATGCACGAGAACTGAATAGGTGTGGTTACTAGGGTGCTGCTCTGAGAAGTCATAGGATTCATCGTAGAGTACCAGCCAATTTAACTGAGGAGGCTGTTGTTCCAATGCCTGCTACTGCTCCCGCAGCAAACCAAAGCCAAGGTCGGTGCTTCTTTGCCTTGTCTAGTTGTATAGCCTGAGTGGAACTGTCTAGCAAAATCGGTTCTGTATTCAGGGAGGACAAAGCAAATACCTTGACGGCGACATCTTTGTCTTGAATCTCGGTGCGGATGTCAAAACTAGTCTGCGGTGTGATGAAATTGTGTGTACCGTTATATGTATAACGTCCTGCCACAAAGCCATTGTCCCAGACAAAATCATATGTGAAGTCATCTGGCATCTGTTCAACGACAGTAGTTGTCTCTACTTCCTTGACTACGACCTTTGTAGTCACCACATATTGCGGCTTAGACAGAATAATCGGCTCACTGTGCTCACGAGCGTATTTGCGTAGAGACATGTTCTCAGCCTCGATCAATTCTGCATCGTGAGCTGAAGCTAAGGCTACATTCAGTCGGCTTTCTAGTTCTTCTATTTGGTTGTCATGCTGATGAGAGCTGACGCATGATTTGATCATCATACTAGCAAACAGCGCGGCAATAGCACACCATGTGCCATATTTCAGTTTGTCGTTTAGAAGCATGCTAGCACCCACGATGCTGCTTCAATGATGCCGATCAATGTGAAGCTAGAAACCACAGCAAGGGTGAGAGTAGTGATGATGTATTTGAGCATGATGTTGAGTATGTCCTATGTGAAGTTTGCTGTTTGTTGTTCAGTCATTAGAAAATCTCCTTGATTTTGAGAGCAATTGGGTTGTTAGTAAGTCGTTCATATTCTTCACAAACAGCGATTAGCTCCTCTTCGGAAGGAGCAGAAGAGAGGATCATGCCGTCAAAGCTGAAGACATGAGTCGTGTAGCCCAGCGTTTTGAAGATTTGTGACAGAGTAGCCACCTTCTCGGTCTCCATTGCGAAGAGGATGTGAGCCAATTTCTTGCCCCATGTGGCTACTTGTCTATAAGGCAGAGAGGCGGTCTGGGGAATCTTGTTTGCGTATTTTTTGATGATGTTCTGTACGTTCTTCAATTCAGAGATTGTCTGCTTTGCACCAAAA